AGATCTAGTTCTCTTTGTTTCAAAGCTACTAGTGGATCTTGTTGTTGTGTACCACCTTCTGCTTGAATAAGCTGTGTTGTTAATTCTGCAATTCGTTTTGCAACCATAGAATTAAATTGTATCTCAAATCCTGCTGGATCTTCTTGAGCCATCATATTCATTTCTTCAGATTCAGCTATCATTGCACCAACTTCTCCTTGTGCTTTAAAAGAAATGTGATCTGATATATGTCCTTGTAATAAAGCGTACACCATAGGATTAATTTGTATCATTCTACTTTGAATAAATGCTCCGTGAGCCGAAATATGTGCATCGTGGTCTTGTTCTGGAAAAACATTTAATAATTCCATCTTTAATGCTCTTGCATTTTCTAATGCAGGGTCTTGTGGAAATGGTTCTTGTGGTGGTGGCATCAATAAATCTATTTCTCTTGTGCCAATTGCTTCATAAACACGTCTATACGCTTCTCTTAGGTCGTGCATTTGCGGATTTGACTGTGCAATTTGTAATTGTGTTTGAGCAAGTGTAAATCTTTGAGCCATTGAAAAAATATTTGGATCTGCAACTGGAATAACATCAACTTTATCATCAAAATCTTCTACTTTTACAAGTCGATCTGCTCCTGTGACTGCATAAGGATAGACCGGAGGTAAATAAGTTGCAAAAACATCAGCTAAAAGATTAAATTCTTGCTTCATTGTGTAATAAATTCGTTTGTGAATAGCTGACATGACTCTTGAACCACGTTCTAAGAGTGCAATTGTTGTTCCAACAGCTCGATTTGCACTATCTTCTCCTAATTGCATGTCTGCAATGGATGCAAAACGTTGTCCAGCTTGCACGCAGAAGCCTAAAAGTTGAAATAAAGTTGGACTTGGCTCCTTAAAAGGTAAAAGTTGAAACTGATCTTTAATATTTCCGCCTGGTGCATCAACATCTCTAAATTCGCCTGGTTGAAAAGGTTGATCGTCATCACGAATTCTTATTCCTCGTGACTTAAATCCTGCTGGTAAGTTAGCTAGAGTGCCTGCATCAAGCAATTGTCTTAGTGCTGAAGTGGCTGTTCGTGATAATCCACCTATCATATGTATTAATCCGAAACCATAAAAACCTAAACCTGGTAAAAATTTATAATGAACAAAATATTCTGTTCTTTTCATTAGTTCATCTTCAGGATCATAGTTACGATAGATAGATAAAATTTCTTGTGAGCCCTCATCAATCGTTACAATGTAAGGAATTTTAATATTTTTATTTTTTTTAGTTCTGTCTGGATTTTTTTCGTACTCTTCTAAATCTAAATCAACATGCATTTCTAATATGTTATGTTGAAACTCTGTATCTCCAGCAGGTTTAACACCTTCAATCTCATCTAATTTTTGTTTTAAACTACTGTCTTCTGGTCTCTTAACTGATAATTCTATATCTCTATAAAATCCTGCTCTCTGTTTTTTAAGAACCTCATTGTCACTCATTTTTATAATATGAGTAATTCTTTCACAATCTTTTAAATCAGTTGCATAGTAAGGCACTACTAAGTCTTGCGCGGGTATGAACTTAGCAACTGCTCTTTGCATTATTTCATCATAATAAATTTTTTTAAACGTAGATCCTGATATTGGTAAATAAAATAATAATTGGTCAAACTCTGGAGTGTATTCTTGCATTTCCTCCATCAACATGTAGTTCATAAAATTCTCAACTCTTTTTGCTTGTTCTACAGTTTCTCTAGTTGCAGCCCCAACAACCTGTGTTCTCACAGGTCCTTCAGGTGGTAATAATTCTTTGTAAGCCTGTGCTTGAAATTGTGTAACTGACTCAGCTAATAATGGATGTGTTACACCTGATGCTCCTTGGAAGGGTCTAGTTTGATCTGTGTATTTAAACCCTAGTAAATCTAGACCTTGTGTGTACGTCTGTTCCCAATCTTGTCTTGAAACTTTATCTTTTCTATAATCTTGAATTAAACTTCCTGCCATTCTGGACAATACCGTATCGTCCATGTCCTCAGCTAAATTTTTGTAAAAATCATCCGCTGTTTCTTCTGTAGTTTCCTCTACTTCACCCTCTTCAGTTGGAGTTTCAATTTCTATATCAACTTCTTTTTCTTCAAGGATAGGATCTTGAGTTGGATTATTTTTATCTATTTCAGCCATGATTTAATGATTTGTTATAACAAAGATCATAGTATCACGCAAATATATTAACGACTAGACCGCCCTCTTTTTTGTACAGTTTAAAGGGTGTACCTTTCATTGTATCAGTAACTTTAATACCAAAGGCAGGATAATAAAGGTTCGGATCGTTAGCTTCCATTTTAACTATACTACCACGTTGTTGTCCAGTTATAGCTTGCCAAGCTACAGCTTCTTCTTCAGTTCTAAAAGCAGCTACATGCTGTTGTTGTAATTGCTTGGGAACACCTAAAGCTTTTGCTGATTTTTCATCAAGGTTTAATTTTTCAATAATTTTAAAAGGTTTGTTTGGATCTGATAAAGATACATTAATGGTTTTTGCTTCAGTATTATATTGTCTTGCTAAATCTCTCATACGCTCAGGTATAACTGCAAATTGTTTTGGGTTTGTAAGTTTTAATTCTCCAGCTCTGTCAGATTTTGCACTTACTCCTAATCTTCCAGCTTTCCCTCCAGCATCACCATAAAACTCCCAATCTCCTAGTTTACCAAAATAGGGTCTATCTCCACTTGGACTTAAATTTCTTAATGCATGTAATCTTTCAACTGGATTAACAACAACCCACTCTACATTATTTTCTGCTGCAGTTTTTAAAGTTTGTTTAAGTGCATGATCTCCATATGAAGACCTATCGAAAAAAGGAAGGTAAGGTACACTGCCATCTCTTCCATATTTTTCTTGAATTTTTGCAACGTTGGAAGCGTTCATTGTTTTTTTTCTAAGCTCTTCAAAATTAGAAGATAGTTTTCTAAAATCAACTTTATCTTTTTCAGTAATTGCTGCACCTTTACTTGTAATAGCTTTCATTTTATCTTTAATATTATTTAAAGCTACGTTTGCTTGATTAAACTCTTGTTCACTATTAAAAGGATTTACAACTTTAGATCGTGTCGGATCTGCTGGAAAAGCAACTGCTTGAATATCAGATTGTATTTCATCTATTGCAAAAACTTTTTTATTTGGATTTCCTTCCAATGATCTTTTTCCATATCTAGAATGATAAATTTGATTTTTAAAAACTTCGCCACCTACATTTTCATAATGCTTTTGTGCAGACAGCGCTCCTGGTTTAACATCTTTATCAAATGGAATTTTTTTAATATAAGCAACATCTTCATAATAATCTTCAGCACCTAATATTCTATAAGAATACTGTTCTCCATATCTTGGAGTTAGTTCTTGATTTACTTGAGTTTGTATATTTCTTGAAATTGTTCTACCCCTATTAGCTAAAGGAACTAAAGATTCTTCCGGTAAAAATTTATTAGGATCCATACCTAATTCTTTTTCCATGAATTTTTTCAAACGAACTAAACCTACACCAACTCTTGAATCAGAACTTGCTGATTTAAAGTAATCTTTTGCTAATCGCTCTGGCAATAATCCATTTTCTACAGCATGCTCAATCCTAGCTCTTACACCTAAGGCTTCAGATTTATTGTTCATTATTTCTCTTAAAACTTTTGCTACACTACTTTGAGTATTTACTTGTTCAGCTGAAGGTAAGCCTGCATAGTATTCATTAATTTTTTTTGTTACATCATCATATACTTTTAACTCATCATTAATAAAACCAGAAGTATCTGCAACTATCTTTTCAGGATTTTGATATTTAAATCTTTTAATTGTAGTATTAACTCCAGGTGATTTTTCAACCATTTGCATCAAATCTAATTTTGATACTGGTAAATTGTTTTCTTTCGCTAACCTTAAAAACCCACCAACAATTTTACCTTCTTTATCAAACTGAGCTATATTAGTGTCAAACAATTCTTCTTTGGTAATAGATCCTCTAATTTTTGCACCTTGAATAGGTATTTCATAAGAACTTAATCTATTAAAGTTAGAAAATTCTTTTATCCATAGATCAGCAGGTAAAGGTTTGTTAGCAGGATGTTGTGCAAGATAATCATATAATGCAGAACCAAATCTTTCTTTTTTCCCACCAACAGTTAAAGGTTTAGTTTTACTTACATCACGTAGTTGTTTAAATTGATCTATATACTGTTGATATTGTGATGGTGCAACTTCTGCTGCTCGTTGTACTTTAGTTGGAACAACGTCTAGTATTTCTGCAACCTTATCGTTAGGAAGTTCCGTGGTTCGTGATACTGGAAGCTCTGGTACTTTTTTCTTTAAAATTTCATCAGCTATCTTTGCACCCGGTATTCTTCTTTTGGCTAATGCATATAGCCCCGCGCCTGTCGCTCCAAGGACCCCGAGTCCTCCTACAACACCTAAGCCTGATGAATCATCTTTTACAGGATCACTGGGTACGGATGACGTGGATTCTGTGCCAAAGAGTTCGTTTAATTTCTGTTGATACTTTGACATGGTCTTTCATTCTAGATTAAATCTTTAATGTAATCTTTTCCTTTACCAATTTGTACAGCACCACCTTGTTTAAATCTTTTTGTACCTTTAAACATTAAAGATGAACCACCTTGTGGTGTTTTAGAAAAATTTAAAGATGCAGATCCTAAAGTATCTTCTGTGTTATAAAGTATGCCAGCACCAAAATCATCTTTTCCTGCACCGCCAATTCCTCCTTGAATTTGTCCTTTTTTAAAAGAAAGGTTAGCAAGTGGTTTTAATTTTTCTAATGAATCAGATGCAACTCCTATTGATAATTCATCTCCAGCTAATTTGTTTAATAACCTTGAATCAACTAAATCAGTAACATCAACTCCTATACCTTTTTTAGGAAGACCTGCCTCTATAGTTTTAAAAATTTTTTTTAACTCTGACATTAAATCATTCCTTTGTAATAATCTTTTTTACTTGCATTAGAATATTTTTTTCCATCTAATTCTACGTCTATAAATTTACCTGTGTAAGCTTTGACTGGCTTATCAATCATGTCGCCTTTCATTGTTCCAACCTTTACACAGTTAGGAACTGACTTGTTTCCTTTTTTCTTAAAACCTTTTTGTTCGTATCCTACCCAACAAGTGCCTCTAGCCATTAGAACATTTTAGCAGGTCGTAAACCTTTCATCTCGGCTCTACCACCACGAACTTTGCCACCTTTTTTATAACCCATAGGTTCTTGCATCATCATGCCACCACCCATTTTTTTTTGCATTGATTTAGCTTTGTTTGTTATGTTCTGACTTCTTCTCTCCATTGCAGAATCTCTTAACATTGGAAGGGGACGTTTTTTTACCATTTCAACTTTAAACGCATTTTTTCCTAATCTAGTTTCTTTAGACTCATATTCTTCTTGGTCTGTAATCATTTTACCATTTTCAGCTTTAACAACTTTTTTACCCATGGCATCTTTTTTTTGCATTCTTACATTTTTTAACATTGCAAAATCTTCACCAGATATTTTACCATCTTTGTTGACGTCTAATTTTTTTTGCTTA